GCAGCTCCTCCTGTCTCACCACCAGCAGCACTGCCCTTGGTCACAAAGATGAGCTTGTCATCTAAGGAGTTCTGAATAGTCCATCCCGTAGGTGCAGTGTCCTGGTAGAACAGCATGTAGGTTCCAGAAGGAAAACCCGCAATAACCCCTGCACTAGTCAGCTGTACCTCATCCCCATCCTCATCAATGCAGAAGAGCTCGGCCTTAGCTGATACATCCTTGGCATACAAGAAGATCTTATCTACTGCATTAGTAGGTGCACTTCCTGTCCGGAGGGTTACCTTAACATGCTCCCCATGATCGGCATCTGTCCCCGCTATGTCAAAGTAGTGATCCTTAGCTAGTCTCTCTCTGATACCTACCTTAGTGTCACGAATCCTTTCAGCTCCTTCACTTACATTGTCTCCATCAGCAGGACTAGCCTCAAAGGCAGCATTCCAAGTATCCGTATAAGCCATTACCTTACCCTCCTATACATAGGATCAGCCCAATAGTCAGCAGGGTAGCTTTCTCTATCTGCTATGAAGGGCTGAGCGATCAATATCTTATCTGGATTGTCACGTCTACTGAGGATACCCATCTTCATGATCTCCCTAGCCCGGGACTGGAAGTCAACGTATTGGCCAGAAAGATAGGCATTGGCAATGTCCTTGGCAAGGAAGACAATCTGCTGGTCGAAGTTAAGGATGGTGCACTCACCAGCATCGGTGGTTAGTGCTGCTGGGTATTGGACATAGGTAATGTGGACATCATACGCTGCGTCAGGTGTACGGAAGAGTTCCACTGTGAGGCCACGAGTGGTGTAAATGGTAGGTCGGGCCTCGCCATACGTAGTAGGATAAGGGTACTGAGCATCGAACTCACGCTGAGGAATGTAAGTCAGCTTAAGAGAACTCGATGTGTCTTCCAGTACCAGAGATAGGATCTTCTTAGGTCGAGTAAGACCCCAAGTGTCGATAATATGATAGGTAGAGGTGCCATCCACTGTATCTGCACTAGTCTTATCCTGCACTAGATGTTCATCAAAGTCTTCCATCTGGGAGAAGATCTGAATGGCATCATTGATACCCTGATCTACTGCAACTACTGCTTCTGCATCCGTACGGGGAAAGCCCAGTAGGACCTTCTGTCTAAATGTAGCAAGTGTTGTACCCATCATTCCTCCAGCTATGCAGGGAACTTAAGATACTGTTCAATCTGTTGTCTTGTCTTATCACTTACCTGCTCACCAGAATTAATAGTGGTGAGGATGCTAGTGAATATGTCAGACGATTCCTTCTCCTCCTGACATGCCCAGGCGTACTGCAGGGCAAAGGAGGTGATGAAGGAGTCGTAGTGGTCGAAGTCGATGGTCTGGCTAGCACTGGTTAGTTCAGTAGGGTATTTGACATAATACACGGTAAGAGTGTTGGTAGCTGTAGGTGTGGGTCTTGTGTACAGAGTGCTACCGTAACGTGCAGCGTACTTCACATTTCCTGCACCAGTTGGAACGACGTACTGGAATCTATTAAAGTCGCCAAGGTATACTGGACCTGCATTGGTAATGTTATATATAGATGTGAGAAAGTACATACCCGTCAGCGTGCTCAACGATACAGACGTACCACTTGCTGCCACTGTCAATGTGCTACTGGTCTTCAATTCTTCTGGGCTGTAGAGTTTTGCAGCTAGGAGCTGACCGTAGTTCAGTCCACGGTCAGCCCAGCTAACTGCCAACGTGTCGGTCCTGCCAAGAGCATCGGTTACAACTGCTCGAAGAGTGGTAAGTGTGGAGCTCATGACTTCTCCTTCTCACTGAATGCTATGGCTAGGGCCTTCTTCCTAGCCTTGTTCATGGAGTTAAGTTTCTGTCCTCCAATGGAACCTTTCTTTCTCCACGTTTCCACCAGTTCCTTAACATTGAAATCGAAGGCTTTCTTTGACTTACCACTCTTCAATGGCATGGCTCAATCCTCTCTGGTTAGTACGTCAACTGCACTGCAACATCTGTCGTAGCAGCAGCGTAAGCGTGACGTCCGAACAAAAGGCCACTATCACTAGTTTCATAAGCTGAAGCTCCATGGACGAGAGAGTCCATAAGGAGAACATAGCCATTCGAAGAGCCTATGGAGAAGGCTTGAGTCATGGCATCCATAGAGCCTAGCATGTTGTTGATGAACTTACACCGCTCAAAGAGTGTCCATGCAGTTGTCGAACTTTTTCCAAGAGTAAGGAACAGGCCATTGGCTGAACCACCAGAGAGGAAGGTGCACTCGACATACTGATCTCTAGCCGTATTCGTTCCTGCATACTCAATGACTGAATTGGCTGCAGTTCCATAGTCGAGAGAGTCGGCACCAAAGGTACAGCGATAGAAGAAGTTCTCACCATTGGACGAGGTTACCTTCATATTCCTCATGGAGTTATCCACTACTGCAAGGGCTCCAAGATTTCTGAAGGTTACGTACTCCAACCTATTCCTGTCACCAGTCATGGAGCAGTTAATAGCAGCAGTCGTGGCGTGGCTACCATCCTGAGACCACATGATGTTCTTCATGTAACTGCCATCTGCACTGAACGTGACCAACGGACTCAAAGCAGCTGTGGCAGCACTTATCCTAGGCCTCTGGTTAATTCCCGCGACTGCCCCTGCACCGATCATGTGGGTGTAGTCCTTGCCCCAAGTAAAGGCTGATGTCTGGACATAACTTCCAGGCAGGACGATTAAGGTGTCATTCCTACCTGCCGTAAGTGCAGCGTAGGCTGTAGCCAGTGTGGTGAAGATCCTATCCTTGTGAACACCACACGTCTTCAGCCAGAGGTAGTCAGCACCAGTCGTTGACGAACACAGGAAGAATACATCTCCTGTTGCAGGACCGAGGCCAAGGCTGATCAACCAATTGGTAAGGACGGGTGATACGTGAGATTTACTGAGGCGCATGATAATTCTCCTTCCCTAGAGGGTGTCGGATGGGTCACCGATAGGGATGACCCATCCGCATGAGTTAAGGAGTATGGGTTAATACCCCGGAATGTTCAAGTCGATCAGTGAGTACAAGGTCGTTGCACTGACCGAAATACATGTTCCAACTTCACATCCTGCAAGGGTAGTTGCAGGAACTGTAAGTTCTACTGCACCATCTACTGAATTAGATGCCACGACGCCTAGGCCCAAAGTGAGGGTTCCGTCAGTGAGAACGGCACACGGGCCCTTAACCTGCAGCCAGAAGTAGTACGAAGCGGTAACGTCAATGGGAGGCACGCCAATGGGAATGCCATCCACATCATCCGCATCGTAGAGTTCTACCTTCTTGCAAGGACTCTTACTAGCCGACCAAGTATTCGACGTGGTGATTGCCACCCTCAGGGGATCGTAGAGATAGATCACACCTGAAGCGGCAGATCCAATAGCAGCATGGCCACGGATCTTGTACATGTCACCACCACCAGCTGCATCATCGGTCCAAATGAAGCCATCCTTATACGCATTGGCCGTGGCAAACTCTGTGTTCGCTCCATTGGTGATGTGGATATGGTCATCACCAACAGAGCCTGCAGAAGCAATGACCTCAGTTACGATCGTTGCATTCTGACCAGTGACTCCCATACAGAGTTTCCCCGGTGCAAGACCCGATCCCGAATCCTGGGCATAGACGAAGACCCGTCCATCATCGAGCCTGCGGATCGTACCAATCCTGTGCTTCGCTACGGATGACTGCTCAAAGAGCCCCTGATTGAACAACTTGTTCTCTGCATCCTGATACACACCAACAGTCATGATTGCACCTCCTCAAGTGCTGGATCTAGGCCGTAATCCCCGTAAGCACATTGTGTGCAATGGGCCGGCTAGTGGTAAGGTTCATGACACAGACAATCTGAGCCACACGGTCATTAGGCTGATCGGGAATGGGCTTCCACTCCGTCATATCCATCCAGTACTTCTCATCACTGGTCAGTTTGAGGTACGAGGTGTTGACGAAGTACATGTTCCCCGACGGAGCAGAAGGTGCCCAGATGAGAGGCCGGCCACGGAACTGCAGGGTGTCGAAACCTGCCTCGGCCAGCATCGTATTCTGCAGGACCTTCATGTCCAGACACTCATCTTCGTAGTACTCGTAGATATCCTGAGTAGTAACGAGGATGATGTCTTTCAGTTCCGTCTGGGCATACTTCAGGCAAGAGTTCAAGCAGTTCCTCATGTCGGAGATGAGGTATACTGCAGAAGAGCCCGAAGACGCCTTATACTGGTTCCGCCACCAGGAATAGGACGAGCGGTCGATGCCATGGAGCGTCCCTGTGGTGGGGTTATTGGCAATGATGTTCTGGAAACCATTCGGCTCCTTTGCACCACTTCCATCAGCAAAGAAGACCCGCTCGAACTCTTCATTCAGAGCCCTCTCGGCGGCACCAATCTTCACATCTGCCAACTTCATCAGGGCTGCATCACCCCGGTTCTGCTGGTCATCCTGGAAGTACCGGATAATCGACACGGACACGTACTTCCAATCCTCATACGCCATGGTGATAAGTTCCGAATCGGTGATAGGGACAGTATCACCTTTAGAGAACCAACGCACCGTTTCGTTGCTACCATACTCCACTGGGATTTCAATCCGTCGATATCCACTAATGGACTCGATCCTTTTCTTCTCTCTAAGCCAGAAGATTAGAGGCGTCTTCAGGAATGCCTGCTGGGTTGCCTTACTCTTCCGCTTAGCCCACGTGGCCGTGAAGAAGGTGTCTACAGTTTCGGTCCACGACTGCGCTGCACTTGCCATTGGTTAAACCTCCATTGGGCTAAATCTTTCCAGCCTTCCTCATTTCCTCAAGTGCCTGTGCTGCTGCATCCATCCGGGTCTCGGGCTCACCAGCCCTACTCGCTCCCTGTGATGCTCCAGGCCTCTCTCCAAGAGGAACTCGCTTGGGAAGGTTGCGTAAGACATCCCGTCTTGACCCTCCACCTCGCGCCTCATTACCTCCTTCACCCTCCCTGTTGTCCCCTTCCTTAGGAGGGCGCTTCGCTTTTGCCATTAAGAATGCATCTTCAAGGGAGAGGTTAGGATTGCGACTGGCAATCTTGTAAATGTCTTCCTTGTAGTTGTCAAAGTCCTTATGCTCCTTACGGATCTCTTTAATTTCCTGTTGGAGGCGCATCTCTTCGAGTTTGACCATAATTGGCTGGCCCAAGGATCCATGTACCTCGCTAAGGATAAGTTGCACCAACTGGGACGGACGCATCTTGTCAATATCTTCAAGTGTAAGTTGTCCTTGCTGGCCTTGCCCTCCACCCTTGCGACCATGGGCTTCGTCAATGATTTCGTCAATGCCACCTTTACCCTTACCCTGTCCTTGCTCCTGGACCTGACCTTCCAGTTCGTCCAAGCGGTCAAGAAGGGCATCGTACTGTTCCGGGTCAAGTTCAATCTTCCCACGCTGCTGGACCTGCTGGTTAGAAGATCCTTGTCCCTGACTCTGTGACTGGGCCTGTTGGCCCTGATCCTGACTCTGACTCTGCTGACCCTGTTGTTCCGTCATCTTCGCTCTCCTTTCTCAATTCCTTATCTCGCTCTTCTGCTTCCTGTTTAATCTGATTCCCAACTTCTACCTGCCATCTCCTTCTCTCCTTCCTTACCATGAAAGAGAGCTTTTCCCACAAGCCATTGCTGATGAGTTCTCCACTAAATTCAATTTTCGGTTTGTGGGTCTTTGGATCCTCCTTTACAGGTTCGAAGATGGTTATCACAATTCGCGTCTTTACCTTTGGCACTTTCGCCATTATCCACCTCCAATTGGATACTATCGGATCGGATGTTCACAATCCTCATTCCACATAGACGAACGGCCCGCCTTACCTGGTCCATATCCCTGTGGCCGTTTCGGAAGAAGAGAAAGGGCTGGCCAAAGGAATTATCCCGGATGGTAAAGTCCCGGCAAATGTAATGATGTGGTGTCTGTACCATTTCGCTCATAAGAGTGCTCTCGACTGGACTCCGTACTTTTTACACAATTGCTTGAGGTGCTGCTTTGACTCTACCTGAATGGGAGTGCCATCGAAGTCCCAATTCACATGTGGCTTGAACCATCCCATTCCGAATTTACTAAGGACCTGTTTTACCTTACTGCCGCAATGAGGACACTTTTGTTTCATTATATAGGATTGTAGGTCTGCAATGCAACAAAAGATTTCAAAGGTCCGGTTGCACTTCTCATTCTGGCATTGTAAGTCATAAAGTGGCATCACTTACCTCCATTCTGGCCTTTCATAACCTTATCCTGAAACTCCTTGAAGGAGATGGGATTCTCCTGCGCAGTGGGCATGCCACCACCCCTGTTCCCAGTACTGGGGTTGGCACCTCCACCACTACCACCTTGGGGACTACCCTGTCGTTGCTGAGCGGCCAGTTGCTCTGGTGTTAGGACTGGAGGGGTTATGAGGCCGGTAAGGCCAGGCATCACATCCTCATACTGTGTGAGATGGAGCTTACGAAGTCCCATTTGGTCAATAAGAGGGTCACCCCCATATTGCTTCATCAACCCATCGGCAAATTGCTTCCGCATCTGAGAGGTAACGGGAAAACCCGATTCGGGGTCGATCTTATAGTTGTACTCTCCGATGAGTTCTTCACCACTGAACTGTACCCAGAACATCTGTCCATTCGGACCTACGATCTGAGTGACTCGCTGACCATCCCAGAACTGAAAGATCATCTGGTTCCACTTACGGATGATGTTGGTCAGGACGTCTGCAAGGATGTCCTTCCTCTCATCAATACGAAGGTCGAAGGACTGTTCCACGGCCTGGGTCTCTGTTGCAGTAGGAGGTGTTCCACCCTTGAACGCTCCTGCCTGGTTCTCACTGAAGCCCATTGAGATCTGCATGTCACGTAGGACCATTACTGCCTCTTGGGCCAGGTCAGGAGGGATGTGTGGAGTGATGGTTATGATTGCCTGCTGGAGAATCTCAGCGTCAACACCTACTGCAGGACCTACGTTGCCACTGAGGAAGGTTTCCATCTGCTCTTCCGTAATGGTTCCTTTCTGATAGAGGAACTTAAGAAGGGCAATCCTGCGGTGCTTGCTAGCCTGTGTACGGACCTCATTAAGTTCCAACTGCTGAGGTTCGATAATGTGAGCGTCGGGGATGGCCCAGAAGTACTCCGGATCCTCATTGAAGAGAACCTGCTCATAGGGTAGGCCTTCAATTTGGAGAGCGTCATCGTCTTCAAGGATAATCTTCTCCTCACAGAGGACTAGGATCTTACCCGAGCGGATGTCACGGATCTCGAAGAGTTCGCAGTACTTAAGGTCTTTGTCCTTAAAGACAATACTGTCCTGCTTAGTATGAAGGTCTGCTATGCGGGAACCTTGAAGTTCCCCTACGCCAGTGTACTTCTGATCTCCTTGTACGTCTTTAAGAGGTCGGAGGATCCGGTGGGCTATCCAAGGGAGAGAGTCGAGGTCGGTGCTGCCAAAGGGCACGATTATATCTTCTGGTCTACAGGCAGCAGCCCAAGGCATACCAGGTTTAATGTTCGTATTGTACTCAATAAGGTCCCCGCCCTTGCGGTTAAACTGGGAGGCCGTGCCAGTGTCACGGTCAACGGAGATTTCGGGAAGGTAGCCAAATTCACTATCGTAACCTAGCTTGATAGGTCCATTTCCACTAAGGAAGGAGTGGAGGGAAGCGGTCTTAAGAACCTTCTTTAATTTTGTCTCCCGGATAAGCCAGTTATCCACCGCTTCAACAACCATTGCATGGGGGACCAGTTCGGGCCTAGTTGCAGTCACGGTAACCCGAGGGGAGCGGAAGTAGATACGGGGGATAAGGGAACGGCCGTAGGAGAAGATTCGGTTTACAGGAACTACTTGATTCGACCAATTCCCACGGTACATGTCTCGCCAATCTTTCCAGCGGTCGTAGGTAGAAAAGCGAGTCATGTAATCCACACCCATCTTGAGTTCATCTATCCAGTGGATTACCTTTTCATCCTTAGTTCCAGAACTGATTGCTCTTTCAGTACTCATTTAGGAATCTCCTTTGTAATCTTCAATATACCTGCCTTTTGGAGATACTCTGCATAAGGTCGGGGCATAGTCATGTACTTTCCATCTTTCACGACGCCGACGATGTCTTCCTGTAAGCCGGATACGCTCTTGGAGGATTTGAGGTGTTCCGTAGCCTTTTCGGTTACGGTGCTCTTACGGACGAGACCGCTGTGCATCGCTTCGCGACGGCGAAGTGACTTCAAGGCCATCGCCTTCTTCGTCGCCTCATCCCCAGCTTGGAATTTACTTACGTACTCCTCCGTACCGGTGGTGCGTGCGAGGTCGTTAAGGTCCTTTTTTGTGACTTCGGCGACCATACCGTCTTTGAACAGGATGAAGCGCTGGTCACCGCGGCCCTGGCGTACGTCCTTCACGACGCGTCCCTCGAACTCGGGGAAGGACTTACCGATGAGACGTGCGGCGGCGGATGACGCGGGACCGAGGGCGAGTTTCGATGCATCCTGTAGAACGCGCTTGATAGGACTTGCCTGTGCTTCGTTCGTGTCAACCATACTTCCTCCGAGTGCTGCGCCTCCTGCTCCGAGTATTCTAACCGGTCGGTAAGAAGGTCCATATCGATTTAACGCTTCATTTATTAAACCGCCGATGTCGTTATACCTAGAATAGCCTGTTACGCGATGCGGTTGTATTGGAACAACGTGTGTTTTACCCTCTGTTACTACATCACTACCGTACGGATATGCGGGTCTATGCATGTTTGCAATAATGTCAACATCGCCCGGAATAGATTTATTAGATACTGCAGAACCAAACATCCATGCATCGCGAACAGCAGGCTCATTTCTTAATTTATCAACAGTGCGCTTAGTATCTACACGAAGCGCTTCACGTTCAGGAGATCCGGATAGAATTTTGTCGATTATAGAGTCGCTTTGCTCCTTAGAGAAGCGAGTTTTTGGTTTACTCGCAACTCGAAGAGCTATTCGATGTAGTATCTCATCGAGAGGTAGCTGCAAGTGTCTAGAAGAGGATAGAATTCTCTTAGCTGTAGAAGCCGCGCCAGCCTCGCTCTCATCTGGCAACATACTTCCTCCAACTCCGAGCGCTCCTGTAAGTCCAAGAATACGCGTCACTCTCGACGACGGATCCTTCCACCTCGTCTCAATCAAGGCCTTCGTACTCTCCGGTCGAACCTGCACGACCTGCTCCTCCCAGGGACGATCGACGACAGTGTCAGGCCATTTCAGGAAGTTCGCATCCTTATTGAACGCTTTCGTAATCTGCGGTCCTGGGACGTTACGAAGTAGATTAGCCTCAGTAGGACTAAATTCAAACATCGCTGTTCTAGGTAAAGGTTGTCCCCAAATGTTCGGCTCATATCTATTTGCAGTCGGTCCCCCGGTAATAAGACCGGGGAGATCGTCTTTAGACTTAGCCCAGTAGAGTCCCGTCGGTTCGCCTCCTACACTGAGGTACGTTGCATCCTTCTCGAGGAGGTCCGGGCGAAAGCCTCCTTCGGCGAGTTCTCGGGCACCACCCTCACCGCTAAGCTTATAACGATACAGGTAGGGAGGAGGCGTAACAGGACCGCCCTGCTCGATCTTCATCTCAAGCATCTCACGAAGAAGGCGCT